ATTTGAAGCAATCTCTAACGCAATTTATTTTCGTTCTGATTTAGAAGATAATATTGATAGATGTGCTTTTTTCTATGAACTTAATTGCGGATGGTATGAGATGAATGATGTGAATGAGGTATTAAAATGAGATTTGAAGAACCAACAAAATGGGAACTCTTCCTTGAAGGCTTCCATGACTTCCTATATGCCTGGGAGTGTTATGTTGACGGTGATCAATGGGGTTATGGCGAGTTCTGGGAAGCATTATCATCTGGCTGGTATGATGACTATATCTATCCTTATGACGATATTTTTTATGGACACAAACCTTCACCAGAACGCAAACTGAGGTTAGGACAATGATTGAAGTAAAAGAAACTGAAGATGGATTCACTATTTCCTGGGATCCAGATGATCCTTTGGAAAGTATCTTTAACACCTGGACAGAACAGGATTTTATTGATATGCTTATGAAACAATGCGAAGAGGTAATTGCAGCACATGAAACTACTACAACTGAAGCACAGAAATGATTTTGGAGACGATTATTATCTTCAATTTCTTACAGGTAAAAGATGGACATTGCTACAAACATCGGTGAGTTGGAATGATTTTCCAAGTTGGCCTTATGTGCAGGTTACTATGGGTTCCAATGGACTTTTTGGTATTATGTTCTGGGTTTATAAACTTGGATTTGATCTAGATATTATGTCAAGAACTTGGCGTTGGGATTACGCAGACAAAGTACATGAAAACGAAACTGAATTGGGTTGAGTATTATTTCGGACACTGCTTCCAAACTGGATGCCGTGAGATCTGGAATAACTTTAAGATGTGGAGAGATCTCATCAGTGGTAACTATAAAGACTATGCTCTACTCAAAGATGATGATCCTTATGAAGAATGTTATAATTGGTTCTGGACAAGTATCAACTTAGATGAAACTTATCCCAAGGAGTTTCTTGAATATCTGATGGAAATGTGTGATAGAATTGATAGAGGTGAAGAGAAACTCATTCCTATGGATGATGTGATGAATAGATTGAAAGATCTTGTAGATTTCGAGGAGGAAGAAGACGATGGGGATGTTTGATTACGTTCGCAGTTCTTATAATCTCGGAGAACAATTCACAAATACTGAGTGTCAAACAAAAGACATTGAAGATGGTTATGGTGGTACAATGTCACAGTATTGGTTATCACCATCTGGAGAATTGTATCTCGTTGACTATTCACATACTGCTGACTTAAAGATGTATGAACCAGGAGATCCAGAGTATAATGAAGAACGTGCATGGTTAAACTTCGAATGGGTTCCAAATGGTATTCACGGTAAGGTAAAACGATGGCCTCTTACCAAATATATTGAAATCTATCCTGCAACATGGGATGGAAAATGGGAAGATTGGCCACGATGCGTCTTACATTTTAGAGACGGTATTTTACAAGATTATAAAGAGGTAAACAGAAAATGGAAGTCGGAACAACATTATACATGTTAATTCAAGAATTGCAAGATCGCATGAAAGTTCTTGAAGAAGAGAATATTTCGTTGACAAATGAACTTTATCGTCTTGAGAACTCACTTGATGCTCGCATAGATATACTTGCCGAGCGTTGTGGAGTTTCAATAGATGTATGAAGAGTTAGATACATTTGAAAAAGCATTAACACACTTTGGAACAAGAGTCGATGTCATTTGTGCAATGGAAATGGGTGGAAAGATTGATGCAGAAACTGCCTATCAGAATATCAAACTCGAACTCAAAGATCTCAAGCGAGTTCGTAAAGAATACAAAAAGGAAGTGCAATAAATGTGGTGAACAAAAACCACTTGACAAAGAACACTATCAGGTGGTAAAATCCTTTCGTTCTGGATTCTCATACTACTGCAATGAGTGCAACAAACCAAAACCAAGAGACTGACATGGATAAACCTTATAAGTGGATTCTTCCCGTCGAAGTTGATACTATCAATGACGACTATTATATAACTCTTCCCGAAGATTTGTTGGAAAGATTGAATTGGAAAGAAGGAGATATGTTGAAATGGGTTGATCGTGGTGATGGTATGTTTGAAATTCGTAAGAGTTAATTGCCATGGACTTTTTGCTCTGTTATGTAAATCTTTCTTGTCACTTTGATAATTTTAAGGATTACTTAACTAGGCCCAAGTATCCAGCAGAAGTTGTAGAAATCTGTTCTTATTTTGAAGAACAAAAGTTAGAACTACCAGAATACTGCATCACAAAAGTACAACCACCACGTCGAAGGAGTGAGTTCTGAATAGCATTAAGTTTTGTAAATACACTCTAAAGACAACATTAAGAATCCTCGCATTTTACCTAGATAATGTTAGGATATGCTCATAAATCATTGAGGCAATCATGACTCTCGCTCGCACAGGATCTTCTAATCTCACAACCGAAGAATGGAATGAATTAGTTGCACTGAAGGATGCAATCAATTATGATCCTGCATCAGTTCACTTTGAAAAAATGGAACGTTTTACAGAACTTATGGTAAGATCACTCGAAGGTAAAAGTGATACTGTACCAGTTTCAAAAGTGGCATAAAGATTCTCCCATTTGTTGATTCTTCTGTATGATGGCCTTATGAATCAAACCACCAATCTCGTTCTTGCACTGCAACAGATTGATAACTTGACTTCCCTTTTAGAGGGAAACGAGTATCAATCTTTTTTGTATTCACATTTGATTCAAATGAAAGTCGAACTGAATCGTCAGTTGACAAACATTCAACACACTGCTAAATAAAATGCCTGTGTTGGGTGACACTATCTCAGGTAGAGGGGGAGCAGAAATGCTCCTTTTCTTGTATAAATATTAAGTCACTCAACAACAGAGCAGTTATGCCTGACAAAGGTAAGATTTATTGTGCTCATTGTATTTTTACTGGCAAAAAATACATTGGACAAACAATCAAAAATAAATTGCAGTATAGAATGGCGCAACATTTCATTGATTGCAAAAGTTACAATCATAAGTTTGCAAATGCACTTAAAAAATATGGAAAAGATGGATTTATTTGGGGAATTGTTGAAGAGTGTGATTCGGATTTATTAAATGAAAGAGAAATATACTGGATTTCAAAATATAGCACATTTGATAATGGATATAATTCAACTCCAGGTGGAAACCAACCCAGCGAGTTTAGTGTAAAAGAATATCTTGTAGAAAAACCAAATGGAGAGGGAGAATTGATTAAAAATCTTTCTCAATATTGCAGAGACAATGAATTAAACATTGCTCATATTCACGAAACTCTTTATGGGAAAAGATTACAACATCTTGGATATAAACTAATACCAAGAACAGAAGAAGAAATTAAACGATTTAATGAAGAAAGACAAAAAAGAGAGGACACAAGTAGAAAAGGACTTCCTGGTGAAAAAAATGGTAGAGCAATTCTTAATTGGGAAAAAGTAAAACAAATAAGAGAATTGCATAATATGAAGAATCATAAAAATCAAGAAATTGCTGATATGTTTGGTGTTAAACTTGTTACTATAGAAAAAATTGTTGCTAATAAATTGTGGACGGTTTCTAAATCGTCCACTTGACTTCTTTCAAAAAATCCATTATAGTGGCTATGTTAGATAAATGAGGTTAATGACGCAAAAGTTTCTTTATTTGGTAGATTATTGGGTTGCTTGGCCAAGTTCGGAATATGGTGGAGTCATCAATGTCATTGCAGAGGATGACAACGAATGTCACGATCTATTGCTAGAATGGCGTGATGATTGTGAAGATGGTTATGATGATCGCATCATGACAAATGTAGTAAAAGCACCACGCTTTGCACTTATTGAGAATGAACAATCTCGAATTATTGATGCTTTCGTAACATGATCCCTGAGTTTCCTCACAAAGCACCTAAAAACTATTCTTATGTCTTTGAAAAGCACAACAATCGTTTTATTCGCATTGATCTCGTGTGCAATCGGCAATTCGATTATAACTTGGGTAAAAGTACCAGAACCGTATGGGGATTCTATTCTCCAAAGAGAAGAGAATACTATGCCCCAATCAATTACAAAACAGTCGGTTCTCTTGTAGACATAGATAACACCAGGCCGTGGACGGCTATGCAGATTAAACAAACACCACTTGAGGCAGCATTTAGTTAATCATGTTCGCAGAAGGCACACTCGTTTCTTATAAAGGTATCTCTGGTGTTATTTCATTCTGCAATAAACAATACATTACAATTCTCATCAAAGAGGGAAACCATCGAGCACAAGATGTAAAAATTGTCGTTTATAGAGAAAATTATAATGAAATCACTCTGGAGATTGTGGGCAAAAGCATTAGGTGAGAAAGCACACCGAAAGGATCATGTAGCAGATCAAATTGCAGTCATTCGTACAATCATCTTTGCATCTTATCTTATCACCAATGCGTTTATTGTTGCAGGTGTAATTAGACATTGGAACGACATTGAGCCCAGTTCGCAAACCGTCCACCGCACCTTGACTTCTGACTGATTTTGTTTTATTTTGGCCATGTTCCTGAAAGAGGTTTCTGATGTGTGATGATCTTTGGCAAGAGATTGCTGATGCTCCTGGTGAAATCTTTGACATTCCAGAGATGCGTGAGTTTAGTCATGATGATGATGACAAAGCATCATTTGAGTCTTATCTTGAATCATCCTACGACTTCTGATGACAGCATACAAAGCAGAAATTAAAACACTGGAAACGGGTTCATCTTACACTGTCACAGTTCACTCTGGAGCCTTGAGCACTGCCAAACAAGAGATTCAGCGTCTTTATGATCCCATTTACATTCGCAATTTGCGTCAAGTAAGTGAAAGAAGTTCATCCTCTGATAATAGCGATGGTTCAGGATCTTTTTATCTGTTGTTAGGTTTTGTTGCTCTTGGTGTTGTAGTTACTTACTGGCCAGTCTTTGTTGGCATTGGTGCATTGTTTCTCATTTACAAACTTGTTACTCATTTCTCATCATGAACATCAATCTGAGTCGTGAAGAACTTGACGTTCTTCTGTTTTCGTTACAATCGCTTTCTTATGATGATGAGATGAAACTGACTGAGAGTTTGACATCTGTCTCAGCATTGTATAACAAAATCTATTCGGTTTGGGAGAATGGAAATGACTGACGAACCACTACTCAATTCACTACAAGGAACTATGGCAACGATTGATCCCTATTCAGTAAAGAAAGAAGCAATTGATGAGTATCGTATGGATACTATTGAGGAACGACTTACTCGTATTGAAGATAAAGTTGATTTACTTATTATGCAACTAAAAATAGAGTTTTACAAAAAATGATGGGACATCCAGATGATATTATACTCACAAATCCCTCAAAGATGTTTGAGTATGAAAAATTAGCAAGAAATATTGATAATTGTGAGAATGTAGAGGAACTACAACTTTCACTCAAAGGTATGTTAAAGTTGTATATGAAACAACAAGAAGTAACGGCACAAGTATTAAAAATGAAAATGTGATGAAATTAACACCAACATCTCTTCGTATTATTGGAAGCATTCTACTCATAATAGGATACTTTATTCTTTTATATGGTGACATGAAAACTGGTTGCTGGTTTCGTTTAATTGGTGGATTAGTTATGGTTCCCTTTTCTATTCAAATCAAAACCTGGGATGTTATTGTGCTACAGGCATTTTTTGCTGTTATTGATATATCTAAAATTATTCAACTATCAGTATGAAACTTGATATAACGATGGAAGAGTATGGTATAATTATAAATGCTCTACACTATTATAAGAAAGTAGAGAAGAAAGGAAACTTTCAGCAGTATGATGATAAAAGAATTAATGAGTTAAGAGACAAACTATCACATCAAATGGTATGGGAACAATGATTGATCTTATTAAAACACTACTCAAATCAGCACTTGCTACCTCCCGTTGGGGTCCGCTAACAGAGGCAGATGAAGAACTTGTATGGGACTCTTCCTTTGCTAAAATATTCAAAG